TATTCCAAAAATTAGAAAAACTATACCATTTGGTTACAGACAAGATGAAGAAGATCCTAACCTCCTGCAGCCAATACCTACAGAGCTTGAAGCGTTAGAACTAGCTAAGAAACATTTAAAACAATACAGCTCTAGGCAGGTAGCAGCTTGGCTTACCACCACAACAGGTAGAACGATAAGCCATGTGGGATTGTTAAAGAGAATAAAGACTGAAAGAACTCATGGACGAAAATCCGCTACTTACCGCAACCTTGCCACAAGGCTCAAAAAAGCCCTTGAGCAAGCGGAAAGGTACGAAGAAAAATCCAAGAGGCTCGGCAGGGAAGACCAAACAGGATACTTCGAGTCAGAACAGTACAGCAAGCTCACCGAATATATCGATAGTAAACTCGCCAGAGACTCCTCTAGCGACACCTGATGATAGGGAAGTATTGTTTAAGCCCAATGCTGGGCCACAAACATTCTTCTTAGCTTCCTCAGAGAGGGAAGTGTTATATGGTGGAGCTGCTGGTGGTGGTAAAAGCTACGCTATGTTGGCTGATCCACTGAGGTATATGGTACATCCACAGTTTTCTGGACTGCTTCTTCGTCATACAACAGAGGAACTTCGAGAACTTATTTGGAAGAGTCAAGAGCTTTATCCAAAGATTTACCCCGGCATCAAGTGGAGTGAACGCAAGATGCAATGGGAAGCTCCATCAGGGGCAAGACTGTGGATGTCTTACCTTGATAGAGATGAAGACGTATTGAGATATCAGGGTTTGGCGTTTAGCTGGATTGGTTTTGATGAGTTGACGCAGTGGCATACGCCATTTCCGTGGAACTATATGCGTTCTCGACTGCGTACAGCAGCGTCAGACCTACCAATTTTCATGAGAGCTACGACAAATCCGGGTGGTCCGGGTCATGCTTGGGTGAAGAAGATGTTTATTGACCCTTCTCCAGCAGGAAAAGCGTTTGATGCCACTGATATTGAGAGTGGAACCACCCTAGTTTATCCAAAAGGACACAGTAAAGAGGGGCAACCACTGTTTAAGCGTAGGTTTATCCCTGCTATGTTAACGGATAACCCCTATTTGATGCAGACAGGTGACTACGAAACCATGTTGTTGTCCCTTCCTGAGCATCAACGCAAGCAATTGTTAGAAGGTAATTGGGATATTGCTGAAGGTGCAGCATTCCCTGAGTTTAATAGACAGATACATGTAGTGGAACCGTTCCACATACCAAGTAATTGGACTAAATTTAGGGCTTGTGACTATGGATACGGAAGTTTTAGTGCTGTGGTGTGGTTTGCTGTGTCTCCAAGTGAACAATTGGTGGTCTATCGTGAACTATATGTTAGCAAGGTGCTTGCCAAAGACCTCGCTCACATGGTGATGAGGGCTGAAGAGAACGATGGACCTATGAGATATGGTGTATTGGACAGTAGTTGCTGGCATAAGCGTGGTGATACAGGTCCATCACTGGCAGAACAGATGATTGCAGAGGGTTGTAGGTGGAGGCCATCTGATAGAAGTGCTGGAAGTAGGGTGTCTGGTAAAAATGAGCTGCATAGACGCTTTCAGCTAGACCCCTTTACAGAAAAGCCAAGACTGGTTATAACAAGCAACTGTGTGAACACGATTGCTCAGCTACCCATCATACCTTTGGACAAAAGAAACCCAGAGGACATTGATACTAAGGCTGAAGATCACTTATATGATGCTATTCGTTATGGTGTGATGAGCAGACCTAGAAGTAGTTTGTTCGATTACAATCCATTAAATTCTGCTGGCTCTGGGATGAAGATGGCAGACCCCACATTTGGGTATTAAAGGGTATTTATGGCGACAAACAATTTTATGGATGACAAGTCCATTGGTTTAGAAGACAAGAAAAAGAATGAGACTACATCATTCACTGGTGATAGTCTTTTAGTCTTTCTAAATGACAGATATACAAAGTCTGAAGAGAGTCGTAGACAGGACGAACAGCGTTGGCTCAAGGCTTATAGAAACTATCGTGGTATTTATGGACCAGATGTTAAATTTACAGAGACAGAGAAGAGCCGTGTATTTATTAAGGTGACAAAGACCAAGGTGCTTGCAGCATATGGTCAAATCACTGATGTGTTATTTGCTAATAACAAGTTTCCTCTGAGTGTTGACCCCACTGTGCTACCAGATGGTGTAGTAGATACAGTACATATAGATCCTAAAGCACCAGAAGGTGCAGAAGCAGAGATAGTTTCTCCATTTGGTTACAAAGGTGATGGTAAAGACCTAGCACCGGGTGCTACACTTTCTTCTTTGATGGACAGGCTTGGTCCTTTGAAGGGTCAGCTAGGCTCTCAAGAAAATCTTAAGGAAGGTCCGGGTGTAACACCCTCTTCCATTACGTTCCATCCTGCAATGGTTGCAGCTAAGAAGATGGAGAAGAAGATACATGACCAGTTGGATGAGAGTGGTGCTAATAAGCACCTGCGTTCCACTGCCTTTGAGATGGCTCTGTTTGGTACAGGCATCATGAAGGGTCCATTTGCTAAGACTAAAGAATATCCTAGCTGGGATGAAGAGGGTACATACAAACCTGAGATGAAGACAGTACCAGAGACATCACATGTGTCCATCTGGAACTTCTATCCCGATCCTGATGCTACTAACATGGAAGAAGCTCAATACATTATTGAGCGTCACAAGCTAAGTGCTACACAACTAAGGGCTTTGAAGAATCGTCCTTTGTTTAGAGCCAATGTCATTGAAGATGTTATTGACATGGGAGCCACCTATACTAAGAAGTATTGGGAAGATGACTTGAGAGACTATGCTCCCAACTTGGGAGTAGATAGATTTGAAGTGTTGGAATATTGGGGCAATGTTGATATTGACATGCTCAAAGAAAACGACATTGATATTCCTAATGCTTTGTTGGAAGCTAAGGAGTTACAAGCCAATGTATGGTTCTGTAACAACAAAGTGATTCGTTTAGTATTGAATCCGTTTAAGCCAGCCAACATTCCGTATTACGCTGCTCCTTGCGAATTAAACCCCTACTCTCTATTTGGCATTGGTGTTGCCGAAAACATGGACGACACCCAGACCCTCATGAATGGTTTTATGCGTATGGCTGTAGATAATGCAGTGTTGTCTGGCAACCTTGTGTTTGAGGTTGATGAAACCAACCTCGTTCCCGGACAAGACATGACTGTCTATCCCGGTAAAGTGTTTAGGCGACAGGGTGGTGCTCCCGGTCAAAGCTTGTTTGGAACTAAGTTTCCTAACGTGGCTGCTGAGAACCTACAACTGTTTGACAAAGCACGACAGCTTGCTGATGAATCAACAGGCATGCCATCGTTTGCACATGGACAAACAGGTGTGAGTGGTGTGGGTAGGACAGCCTCTGGCATTTCTATGTTGATGAATGCTGCATCAGGCAGTGTTAAAACCATCATCAAGAATGTGGATGATTATTTGTTAGCTCCTTTGGGTAAGGCTTTCTTTAGCTTCAACATGCAGTTTGATTTCGATCAAAGCATTAAAGGTGACTTAGAAGTTACAGCCAGAGGTACAGAGAGCTTGATGGCTAATGAGGTGAGGAGTCAACGATTGATGCAGTTCTTGCAGATTGCAAGTTCTCCTGCATTGATGCCGTTTGCTAAGTTTCCTTACATCATTCGTGAGATTGCTAAGAGCATGGACTTAGATCCAGACAAGGTGACTAACAACATGGATGAAGCTATGCGTCAAGCTTTGCTGATGCAACAAGCTACAGCTCCTGCAGAGGGTGCTCCTCCTGTTGCTGGTCCAGAAGGTGGTCCTCCTCCAGTGGCTGATATGACTGGTGGTGGTGGTGGAAATATTGGTATTGGTGCTGCACCAGTGCCGGGTGAACAAGGATTTGCTGGTAATGTCCAAGCCGTACCTCCCCAAGCTTAAAGGCTTTGTAAACACGCATGTGACATGGGATGCGTTTCTAGATTTGATTGATGCTGAGATTGCTCAGCAGCATAAAAACTTAGAACAAGCTTCTGATGCCCGTGAAATTGGAAAGGCTCAAGGAGCCATTGCTGCTTTACGCAGACTAAGTTATCTTAAGGATGAAGTTAATGTACACAAATAATATGGATAGACTGTTTGCTGAGGGTGGTATGAATGATCAGGGAGGCACAGTAGATCCTGTGTCAGGCAATGATGTACCTCCCGGTTCTTTGCAGAATGAAGTGAGAGATGACATTGATGTAAAAATAAGTGAAGGTGAGTTTGTCATTCCTGCTGATGTTGTTCGTTACATTGGTCTTGAAAGATTGATGAAGCTTCGTGATGAAGCTAAGCAGGGCTTGTCTCGCATGGCAGAGATTGGTCAGATGGGTAATGCTCAAGAGGTAGAAAATCCAGAAGCTCTACATGAAGATGAAGAAGGCTTTAATTCTGAGATTGATGACATCATGAAAGAAGTTGAAGGTGAGCAGATGGGGGAGAAGAAGTTTGCTGCTGGTGGTTTTGCTGAACCCGGTGTAGACCTTCTTAATAAATATAACATTCCTAAAACATCTCTTACCAATCCAGCATTAGATGTTAGAGCATACAAGAATAAAGAAGGTAGGGTGATGTATATCACTTTCTTCAACGATAAGCCATCCATTGCCATTCCTGCTGGATATGAGTTTGCTGGTTCTGCTGGTCAATTTATTGCAGAGACTAAGAAGACTGATGACAAGAAAGAAGTTGTTACAGCTACAGGGACAGTTGATACTAGTGGTGGTGGTGATGGTGTTAGTGTAGGGGGTGGTCCTTCTGTGGGAGGTAGCACTGGAGTGTCTGGCACTGGCATAGGTAACTCTGCAATTGGTATTGCTATTGGAGCCATTGCTAATGCCATTTCAGCAGTTACAAATCCTAATGCACCTGTTAGCAATATTGCTGAAACAACTGCAACAGGTATTGGTAATACAGGAGCCACGACTGAAGGACTAGCAGCTAACGCTGCTGCTTTAAGTGTTGATGATGCTTCTATTGCAGAAGGACTTGCTGCTGATGCTGATGCTGCTGCTGTCTCTGCCAATAATGCTGCTGCTGCCGCTGCTGATGCTGCTGCTGCTGCCTCTGCTGCTGCTGGTGACAGTACTGGTAATGATGGTTCTGCTGGTGCTGCAACAAGTGGTTCCCCCGGTTGGGCTAAAGGTGGCCTTGTTGCAAAGCGTACAAAGAAACCAACACTTGCTCAAAAAAGAGGCATTGCTTCTAAGAAATAATACTATATAATTAGCATACTCAAACCAGAGGTGGGCTGGTGAGTGTCAACAATTTCCCACCATATGGCTACCTATCTCCCTGCTATGCAGCTACAGTTAGCCCCAACTTAAAGGTATGTTATGACAGAAGCAGTAGTTAATCAGAATCAACAAGCTCAGGCTTTCTCTCCATTTGGTAAGCGTAATGCTAACAAGGATAGGATTGAGCAAGAAGAAGCTGAGTTGAAACAATTGGCTGAAGATAAGAGCAATCCTCAAGAACCACAGGATGGTGAGGACAGCAACTTAAGCGCAGAAGAGAAGAGCTTTAAGAAGCGTTATGGAGATCTGCGTAGACATTCTCAGCAACAACAAGTAACTTTACAGAAGCAGATTGATGATCTTCGCTCACAGCTACAGAGCAGCACAGAGAAGCAAATCAAGCTTCCTAAGAGTGAAGAAGAACTTAATGAGTGGGCTAGAGCCTATCCTGATGTTGCAAAGATTGTTGAAACCATTGCAATTAAAAAGGCTAAGGAACAAACTCAAGCCTTGGATGAACGATTTAAACAGCTAGATGAGCGTGAGCATCAGACAGCTAAGGAAAAAGCAGAAGCTGATTTGACACGCCTACATCCAGACTTTGATAGAATCCGTGATGATGATGAATTCCATAGCTGGGTTGAAGAACAACCTAAATGGATTCAAGATGCTTTGTATGATAATGAGAGTGATGCCGTGTCTGCTGCCCGTGCCATCGACTTATACAAAGCTGATAAAGGTATTAAGACTAAGAAAACTGTCTCAGATAAGGGTGCTGCTGAAAGCGTAAACACCCGTGGTAGTCGTTCTGCACCTACAGGTGAGAGTAAAGACGGTGTCTTTTATGAGTCAGAGGTAAGTAAAATGTCTACCTTTGAGTATGAAAAGAACCAAGAAGCTATTGCTAAAGCATTACAATCAGGTAAGTTTGTATACGATGTTAGCGGAAGTGCTCGTTAAGTATTGACAAATCTGAAACAACTGGTATAACTTTAAGCAGGACTAGGTATCTAGTCTTGCTCCTATGGGCCGTAACAATGCTAGCTACCCTACCCCATAGAGTTATCTGTCACGCAAACAATAAACTGTCAGAACAACCTGAAGTTTGTTGGCCTGTATAGACAAGTGGAGGCATCCCTGTTCTATACACACCCATCAAATACAGCCTCTGTGGTGATGTTCAGCGTATTTAATTATATGCCTAACACATATCTAGGAGGATATTAAAATGGCTTTTCCAAGTGCTGCAGGTTACGGCAATTTACCTAATGGTAATTTTAGCCCCGTAATCTATTCAAAGCAAGTTCAACTTGCATTCCGTAAAGCGTCTACTGTTGAAGACATCACCAATAATGATTACTTTGGTGAAATCGCAAACATGGGCGACAGTGTCAAAATCATTAAAGAACCTGAAGTGTCTGTACAGAGCTATGCTCGTGGTACACAAATCACTGCTCAAGATCTGAATGATGAAGACTTCACCTTGGTTGTTGACCAAGCTAACTACTACGCTTTCAAGATTGATGACATCGAAGCAGCTCACTCACATGTGAACTTCATGCAGATGGCTTCTG